TAGTGGTATTGCTGTCGCAACGAGTATGCCGCGATATTCCTCTCAACTCGACGCGTTGCTTCATCGCACGCAGAAAGATGAAGATGACCTGGATGAGGAACCGATCGACCCGCGCACCGCGAAGTTGCTTGATGAACGTGAAGAACGCGATGTTCGTCGACGTGCACAGAATGCTCGCATCGCCGACCAACTCCGTCAACTTGGAGGTTTTGGCTGGTGAAGAAAACACTCAACGCGCCCTGGGTAAAACCCGAACCAACACCCGAAGAATTGGCAAAGCAGGCAGAACGAAAAGACGGCCTCAAATACATCACGAAACACACCGGCCTCAATCGGACGACACGGCGGCGGCTTGGTCGCATGATGACACTCAACTTCCGTCATATGGTGAAGAAGCAAGCGAAGAAGCAGGCCAACCACCAGACAGTCTAGATGAAGGAATAGTATGGACGCCATTGCTTTTCGAGGCAGTGAGGAAGCACACGAGCTTGCTGAACGCATTGCCGATAGTGTGTATACAGACGACCCCGACACATTCTTCATGGTACTCAGTGAACTCGTAGGATGGGCGCAAGAACACTGCGTTTGTCCTCACGAATCTTTGCCGCCTCCTCGCCCTCACAGTGGTCAGTGCATGGTCTGTGAGTACAAAGCGATGACACGGTGTTTGTCCTGCCATGCGGCGTTTTGCGACGCGCATCTTCCATACGACCGAGCCGCCGTGCAACCCAACAAAGTTTGGGCGCGAACACCAGATAACACGGCGTTGCTCTTCGGATGCCCGCTGTGCGAAAGAAAGCGAGAATATGATGACTCAGTATCATCGGGTAACAGGGCGGCAGCGTTCACTTCCCGGGCGTTCCGCGATTGAACTTCCCCCGACACCAAACAAGCAGTTCTATATCGTTCCCTGTGCAACTCCCGCTCCCGACAACTCAGCGACGGTCACATCTACAGTTCTTACGCTCAGCGCCGTGCAAGCGTCACGGCGCCGTGAGTGGTATCGCCATGCGGGCGAACGCTATACCTCCTGTGATACCTGTCTCGACTGGTATTCAGAAGACGAACTATTCATCCAGTGTCATGAAGAAAGCGACGAGCAAGACGACGCCGACCTGAAGGTATTTTGCGAAACGTGTTTTCATGCGAATAGTCCAGTAGCGTAATGAAACGCACTCTCGTCACACAGCGTACAATATGAACTGAGTGCAATTGGCCACTCGGAAACCAGACGTGACGGAGTAGAAGCATGAGCAGGCGGAAACAAAATCGCACCCGTGTCGTAAAGCGAGTAGACACAGCGCCGTCACAACTTCGCTCTGCCTATGGCGACTTTGTCAATGAAGTCGCGCTTGCTCGTGTTGACGCCGAGCGTAAAGCATACGCAGGGAAAACGTCAGTCTATGAACATCTCGACCTTTCACGCGCGCTTGATGTCTTGAACGCCAATCCACCATTGATGTCTTATCTCCAAACGGTTGTTGAACGAAGACAAGCAATTGAGGAAGTGAAGGACGGAGACACGGCGGTCGGCAGTCGGCGTTTTGGCGTAGACACACTGAAAGCAACGGGCCCAACCTCAGAAGTCGGCGCAGCGGGGTCCGGCGCCTCGATGTCACTCCGCAAGCCACTTACCCGCGATTCTACAGACTCAGTTCCCAACGCCGAATTGCTCCGTGCATGGAGCGAACAGGTCGAGTGGGTACGGGCCGCAATCAATATTCGTCGAGAGCAAGTCGGCCGTGCCAGTATTGTTGTTCGTCCTATTGACCCCAAGCGCCCTCATAACATCAAAGTGCGAGCGGTCGTGGAAGCGTTGCTTGAAGAACCAAATGAGTACCGCGACAGCTTGCGAACAATTATTGAGTCTGCCGTCGAAGACATCTTGGTACTTGACCGTGGCGTAATTGAAAAGAATATGACGCCCGCTCGCGTTCCCACAGCAATCTATGCGAGCGATGGCGCGCTTTTTAAGATATACACCGGCTGGTCAGGTAATCCTGATGAGCCTCGCTACTTGTATGATGACCCCTTGCTTCGAACGAAGATTCCTCTTCGTAATGACGAAGTTATTTTGATGTGCGCGAATCCTGCAACCTATCGGTCCGGGCTTTCACCTGTACAGGTCCTTCGTAAAGCAATCATCTCTGACATCAAGGCGACTGAATCAGCAATGCACGTGGTCGATGGTAAGCCACCACAACACATCGTACAACTCCCGAAAGCAAGCAAGACGCAAGTTTCTAAAGTGCGAGACACGTATGACCAAGAAGTAGCAGGTCAGCGTAATCTCATGTTTGTTGGCGGCGAAGAACCTATCCACCTCTATCCCCTGATGTTCTCTGCGAAAGACAATCAGTGGATGGAATGGCAACAGTACATTGTGCTGAAAATAGCAACCATCTTCCAAATCTCGCCACAGCAACTTGGCCAAACGATCAACATCAATAAAGCAAACGGAGAGATACAGGAGAAAATCTACGAGGACACGGGGCTTATTCCCCTCATGCTTCTCGTCGAAGAGTTCCTGAACCGTGAACTCCTCGCCGACTTTGCGCCGAAGCGACCCGACGGCCGCCCTGATTACCTGTCGCTCAATCTTCAGATTGTGTTCCCCACCGTGTCAGAGGCTGACCGCATTCTGCACGTCGAACGCATGGTGTCTATGTCGAAGGACTTGCTCGGTGGGAATATGCCATCTGCTACACTGAATCAAGTGCTCATGATGCGTGGTGAAGAACCTGTCGAGGGTGGTGATGCATTCTGGGTGTACTCGACCAAAGCCGGTCAGACCGCCTGGCTTTCGTATGACCCGAACTTCGACTGGCTTGCGGCAAACGGGCTCAACCCTGATGGCAGTCGTGCTGCTGTTCCTATGGCGCCGGTAACACCACAGGCTGCTGCTGCTGACGACGCTGCGTTGAATGAAGTGGATGATGATAAAGCAGCGGTGAATGAAGGGAAAACACCAAAATCTGCTCCAGCGGCGAAGCCGACTGCGCCTGCTGAACCACCGCCCGAATCGCCACCGCCGGCTCCCGCAACACCGCCGCCCGCTTCGCCGGCGAAAGCGTTCTGGTCGCCAACAGTAGATGGCCGCCGTGCTGGACAACGCTGGTCAGTTTCGCTACAACGTGAAGCAAACCAACGGCATGAACCACCGTCTGATTCTTTTAGGCGCGCTCAGCAGGTTGCTCGTCTTGCTGAGCCTCAGATTGAGCGGGCAGCGTCACCAACGCCCAACCGTCCCGGGAACTTGCATCCCGTCAGCAAGTCTCGCCTCGACAAGGGTGTTCAGATAGCCGGACTGCAAGCAGCCATCGACACGGGCGCATCCGCCGTGCAAGCGGTGTTCGACGAGAAAGTGAAACAAGCGAAAGCCGAGTTTGCAAAGAAGCGTGAGCGCGCGGATAAAAGTTTGAGTGCAAGCGAGCTTACCGACCTCACAAACTTGTTTAACTTCGGCGACCTTGACGAATACTCGCTGTATGACGCCATCCTCTCTACGTTGACCGAGGCGTATATTGCGGCGTATAAAGCACACGCGGCAGCGATTCACGCCGTGTTACCTAGCAACTGGACACCAAGCGCTACGGTGCTGGCTAATCTTGCGAAGGAAGCACAGAGTGATACTGATAGCATCGTGTTGTCCTACGTCAACTCGCTTGATCGACTGAACGCTGAACTTCAAGGCGACGATTCTCTTGACGACATCGACATGGCAATGAGCGCGGCTGGAGCAAGCGTCACAGGATACGGGCAGTGGAAGTCAAAAGAAACAAGCAAGACGGAAGCAAGTAAGGGTGCAGATGTTGCAGCAGAAGACTTTGCTGACGAAGTAGAATTGGGTGTGATAGCTGTCGAACACGAGGAAGCGGGCAAGAAGCTTGTTGTTGCTATTCTTCCTGGCGGTCCGACAGATACAGTGTGTGCACAGTGGGCGGGAATGTACATTACAATCGACAACCGTGATGAACTCCCGTCATTCCCCCTACATCCTAACTGCGACCATACGAAACATATTGAGCAATTGAGCGACGTAGAAGGTGACGCATGAGTACCTACAGAAACAACCCACGGGTAATTGACTCCGCAGACATCACAGGACTGCTTAGCAGCACAGTTACGCAGGATGGTGATACGCTGGTAGCGCTACTCCATGTTACACTGCGTCCAGGCGCCGTGATACTCGACCCAAAGAATGAACCATACGCGATTGCACTCGACGGTATAGACCCGAAGATATACTTCCCGCTTGTCCCGCCACCTGCGCCCGCTGAACCTGTTGAACCTGTTGAACCTGCTGCGCCCGTAGAACAAGCGCCAATTGTTGAACCACCGCACGCACTGTCACTCAATGACGGGGGAGTGTCGCATGAAAGCTAACCTTCGGGACTACACAGTAAAAGAAGTAGACGGCCGACTTCGTACGACTCCTCTCACCACTGAGCAGCCGGACTTCACTATCTTCACGTCCGCAATGACTGCTGACGCCGCCAATCCACAAATTGTCAACATGGTCGGCTCCTCAACTGAGCAAGACTTGCAAGACGACATTATGGACATCCAGGCGTTGCAATCAATGACGGTAGCACAACCCGGCCTTGCAATCTGGCTCAATCACGACTACTACCTGCCAGATTCGCTTTTCGGGTCACTCGCCGCTTCGCCTCGTATCATGCAGCAAAATGGCGTCGCTGACTTGCTTCTTGCTGTCGAGGTTGAACCGGACAGTGATGACGCCATGAAGACGCTTGCCTACATTCAACGCGGCAAAGTTCGGCTTGGCTGCTCCATTGGTTGCAAAGTTCTGAAGTATGAACTCATCACCGATGGCCTCGATGAAGATGACCCGTTCGCTATCTTCTATGCGCCTATGCGTATTCTCTCTGTATTGCCCCTTGAATGGTCTGTCGTTGGCATTCCAGCGAATCAGCGCAGTTGGGTTGAAAATGCACGGCGCGGCATCTTTGCGCGCACGCTTGACCCGCGTCTTGCTCCCGCCGTGAAGTCGCTTTTCCCGCGGGATTACGAACGTATCGTAGCAAGTGTCGATGACCGCGATGTTCGCGAGCAACTTGCTGCAACACCGTCCTACCCGCTTCCTACACGGCGGCTTTCCTGGCAACCTAAAACGAAGATATTCGTGCTAGAATCTCCCGACGCTGAGGATACACCCGTAGCGTCGACGATGGTCCCAGGTGTACTACGAGAATTGAAAGCCGAGCGTGTTGCGAAGCAGAAGAGTGAACTCGCTGAACGACAGCAAGCACTCGCTCGCGTGTTGAGCGTCAAAGCGGCGTGTGGTAAAGCAACATGGCCACTCGCTCAGCGGGATGTTGTTTGGGACTCAAGTGTGTCGGAGCAAGAACTTGAAAAGTGGGCGACCGACGCTGACGATAAACTCAATCCCTCGAAGTTCGCATCTGCTCACTTCTGGGTGGATAGCGCAAACGAAGATAACGTCACAGCGTATAAGTTGGCATTCTGTGATGTTGTGACAGGTGAAGTCAAGGCTGTGCCGAAAGGTATCTTCGCGTGCGCGGCTGCTGTTCAAGGCTCTCATGGCAATACACCCGACATCCCATCTGCAGACATGGATGATGTTAAAAAGAAAATCGAAGCGTACTATGAGCGGATGGCGAAAGAGTTCGACGACCCAACAATTCAAGTTCCTTGGGCGACAAGTTCCGGGAAGACAGGAGTACCCGCCGTGCAGAAAGACGCGCCCATCACGGCGCCTGCTGTAGAAACGCCGCCCATCGAAACACCCGCTGTAGAACAGCCGGGCGGTGACGCTCCCGTTGTCGCCGAGCAACTGAACGCCGAACTTCCCGCGGCAACATCAGCGAATGCGTCCCTGCTTGCTGCGTACAACATGTTGGGCAAGCAGCTTGGATTCAGCGAAGTCAATGCGCTTGGTGTTTCGCCTGAGATGTCAGAACTACGAACGCAAGCAGCGGCGACATTCAAGACGAAAGACGGCATCGACATTACTAATATGGACATCGACAACGCCGTGCGCTTTGCGCATCGTCTCGATGACATTGCAGACATCAACGCCGGTCTTACCGACGACTTGCTCCATGCGCTCGGTCAACCTGACAGTGACGATATGGCCGACAGCGCAGGAAGTTCTTCTGGTACGCAACCCAGCGGTGGTATGGCATACCAACAAAGTGGCGAAGCCGCCGTGTCCATGCTTCGTTCCATGTATGCTGTTCGCTTTAAGATGGGCGCGCGCCATTCTGCTGACGACAAGGAAAGTATCCAAGCAATCCATGACGCCTGTGTTGCACTCACCGATGGCTTGTGTTGCTCTGCGACGCCGAGTGTAAATGACCCGAACGAAAGCAGCAATGCAGACGATAACCCCGAAGCAGACGAAGGGACAATGGCGGCGTCTGTACCTCTGGTGAAAGAACTCACGCTCTTGCGGCAAGCATTCGATCATATCAATACACACGCCGTGGAAGCAGACATCGCGAAAGCGGTTGAGCAACTGACCACGCTCACAGCGACACTGGAAACACGAAAAGCTGAGATTGATGCAGCTGTCGCGAATGCACGGCGGGCGAAAGAAGATGCGCTCAAAGCCGCGGAATACTCAAAGGAAGCAGTCGGTACAGTGAAGAAGCTGAGCGAAATGCCCTTGGGTCGACCTACCGGACAGATTGGCCGCCGTGTGACTGCTGACGCAGGTGCCGTGCAGTTTGCTGATATGATGCAACTGGCCGGCCACGGCGTCACGGCGGCTGAAAGTCCAGCGGGTGAAGAGACGCTTGCTTCTGCCCTGCAGTCAACCACGGTTGAGTATGTCAAGGGTGTTGGGAAGTGTCGTCGTTGGCCTGCTGGTGTAGGCAAGGGTGTTCGACCAACACTGACAAGTGAGCAGAAGATTATCATGCAACCGAACGAGATGATTGCATATATCGACGGCGATGAAGCGCTCGTTCCCGAAGTGTAACTGCTTGTTGCACACTGTAAAAGCACGTAGTACAATATGAACGAATCACCCAGCGTTATCTCGCATGCTTCGGCGATATGCTAAGCGTAAGAGAGCGCACCACTTGCCAGTGTACAGCTGAAAGCTAGGGCACGGCGCTGACCATTATTGACAGCCCACTTCTTTTAAGGAGAACCCCCGTGCCTGAGTCCTTTACCGAGGTTATGGACCCTCGTGACGTTACGTATCAGATGCGACGTCAGAAACAAATCGACGAATTGCTTACACTCGACGCGCGACAACTCGACCGCAAACTTCAGTTCCAACTCCAGGCGAAGCCCGAGGATGTGCTGAAGGATGAAGGTGGCGAGCAGTCCCGCAGCATCATCCGCGACATGGCCCGTCAGCAATACACTCCACGTGCGCTGAAAGGCTTGCTCGATTCTACGTCTGGCACGACCGGCAACTTGCTGATTCGCCAGGACCTCGAACCCACGCTGTATGCTTTGTTCGTTCGCAACTTCCCAGTCTTCGAACGCTTGGCCAAAGGCCCATCCAACGGCCTCGTCCACGCTGCGACGCAAATCACGTCGCCGGAAGATGGCTATTCATTGGGTGGCACGCTCGTTTCTGAGTTGGGCACCGTGAATCCTGTTCGTTCGGACTACAACCGGGCTACGTTCCCGATTGCCGTCTTCGCAACCGGGCGCGGCTCGTCCATTAAGGAAATTGCGGCCGTGCAAGCTGGCGGCTCTCCGTATGACCCACAGAAAACCGAGCTTGCCAACGGCATGACCCGTCTGGCAATGGACGTGCAGAACCAGATTCTTGCTGGCAATGCGTCGAACGCGGCTGGCACGGGCTCGAACGAAGAGGGCGTATACCTGGCCAACGGCTTCGATGGCTTCCGCGGCGTTCTTGGCAGCCAGGGCGCGTTCGCCGGCAACAACGCCGTGCAAGTAGACATTGGCAACTCGAGCTACACCGAAGCGTTGCAGAACGCGGCGGCCGATGTTGCTGAGAATGGTGGTAACTCCACGCTCGCTTTCATGAGCATCCAGGCCAAGCAGGGACTCGACCAGGAGAATCAGAATGATCGCCGTTATAACGACGATAAGAATATGATTATTCCAGGCGTTTCTGTTCAGTCGATTCTCTGGGCGAATGGTAAACTGGACATCGCTCCTTTCGCTGGCAATACGCTTGGCTCCTACACCTACAATGGTGCGAGTGTCGAGGACATGTATGTTGTCGACGAGAGCACGATCGTTGTCCGCTGGTTGTACAGTGAGAACTTCACTGTTCTGCAGCTGCCAATCGGCTATGACAACACGCTGAGCGAGCGCTTGCTCGTCTTCGGCATGTTCGGTCTAGAGATTGCTGCTCCTCTGTTCAACGCCAAAGTACGACGCTCGCTCTGATGCGTTAGCGTTTCACTGAGTAGACAGAATAGCTTGCTCTACAATGTAGAGCAAGCTATTTTGCACACTCCCCCAACACTCTCCCACATCATGTATAATACAAGCAGAGAGTTTCTCTCACACATCATGAACACAGGAGAATTGCTATGTCTGCAACCACGCTTGAAAAGCCTGCTCCCGAAGAGTCAAAGACTCAACCTGCTGATGAACCATTCGTCTTCCAGGACAACGAACTCGTCACCTTGCTGTACCGCTATGGCGAAGTTGGCAACCGGTATAAGCAATTGCTTGGTACGACCCGTTTCATCGGGGGCGTTGCACGAGATGTTCCGGGTATCACGGCGCGCCAACTTTTGCAAGGCACGCGCACCATCACGCTTGATGATGGCCGCGAGATTGTGAAGCGCGCCTACTTCCGCGCGCACAATCTCTATGCGCTTCCTAACACCTCCAGTGAAGTCGACTTCGCTCGGTATGCGAAAATCAAGGTTGACCCGTTGAAGGTCGCTGCGCTTCTCGCCGCTGCTGACATCCCAGAAGTCGTTCGTCTGCTCGGCACGAAAGCAACCGCTGACCTCATCGAGCGCTTGGAACGCGAACGCATGGCCCAGATTCGTAAAGAACCTGGCCACCTCGCTAAGTGAGTGGTCGAAAACCGCACTCTTGCTCCTACGCGATACAATCTGATTGGTTGTATCGCGTTTGTTTATGCTGTCGGATTGCACGGCCGGCCCGCCGTGACATCCGCCGGTAAACGAAAGAATGGGGCGTCCGATGAAACTCAACAAACTGCTTGGTAACTATGATCTTACGCAATTCGTCAGCCTCGCTGTAGCGAGTGCGAACGCTGCGTTCAAGCATCCTGTCTACACTGTCCCGAATCTGAAGAGCCTGG